TTTACATTTCTTCCTTGCTGCTTGGCCCGTCACTTGCATATGGCTTACCGCTATGGGAGTCTCCACTATGGCGTTTAATCTCAACGGATTTAACTTCAACCAATCGGTTGTGGATGCTTCTGGTAAGCCTATCCCTACTTGGGCTGATGTCGTCAACAGGGCAAACCTTGGTTTCGAGGTTATGCATGAAAGGAATGCACACAATTTCCCACTCGACTTAGCTTCGGTTGACACAACTGAAGTAGCTCTAGTGGCTCCAGCTATAGGATAAACAAATGCCATATGGTAAAGGAACCTACGGATCAAAAGTAGGAAGACCACCTAAGAAGAAAGGTACTAAAAAGAAATAGAGCCACGTCCGTTCATCCTATCGGGACGCATGAAACCTAAGCATGGAACGGGGCTTAGGTATTGAGGTTTTTACTATGTCTCCAACTGAATTACAAGCTCGCATCAAAGAGCAGAACATTTTAGAAAGAGAAGCAAAACTTAAATATCGTGGCATCACATATTACAAATCATACAAATCTAATTAAATGAAAACAATTGCACTTGCTCTCGCAGCTACCACTATAGCGTCTGCACCTGCAACCGCTGGTATCTACATCAATGCAGAGTCCAATGATGGTTACACAGGTTCTGAGTATCAAGGTAGAACAGTAGATGTTCATGTTGGTTATGAAGGTTCTTTAAAGAAGTTTGACTACTACATTCAAGGCGGTCCTGCTTTTACAGCCGTCGCTGATGTAGATGGGAAGGATACTGAACTATCAGGAAAGCTTGGAGGTACATTCAATGTGTCTCAGAAGCTTGGTGTTTATGGTGAGTTCTCTGGTATCTCTAATGGAGATGCTGACAACAGCTATGGCACAAAACTTGGAGCTAAGTTTAAATTCTAATGTCACAACAAAGCGATAAGGCTAGGGCTTCAGTTACTTCACTGACCCCTGAGCCTGAAGTTAAAGAAGATAAGCATGAAGAATTTAATGAAGATATTTCATTAGAAGAAGCATTGTCTACATTATAAACAAAGGAAGAGAGGCACCTCAGAGTCGGACCTCTCTTTCATTTGGCTCTTGGCCTGTTACGACAGATACCCATTAGCCGTCTAGACGGTGAGGATAGACCCACAAAAATGATCACAAAAATTTCAGCTGAGAAACGTATATAACAAATTAGTTTTTAACAATGGCACAACAGTCAACATCACATCAGGCTTCGGTAACCGTACCTGGTGCTAGTAATGGAGGCGCAGATAGACGCGCCCTCTATTTAAAATTGTTCAGTGGCGAGATGTTCAAAGGCTTCCAGCATAATGCTATAGCTAGAGATCTTGTCATGAAGAGAACTCTTAAAAATGGTAAGAGTTTACAGTTCATCTACACAGGACGCACCAAGGCGGAATTTCATACGCCTGGGAACAGTATACTAGGAAACTCAGACGGCGCACCGCCAGTAGCTGAGAAGACTATTACAGTAGACGATCTACTTATTAGTTCAGCTTTCCTTTACGAATTAGATGAGACATTGGCTCATTATGATTTGAGATCTGAGGTATCTAGAAAGATTGGATACGCTCTTGCTCAAAAGTATGACCGTTTAACTTTCCGTTCAATCATTCGTGGAGCGCGTAAGGCATCACCTATTACTAAATCTGGATTCGTAGAACCAGGTGGTACACAGATTCGTGTTGGCACAAACGCTGATGCAAATGATGCTTATGTCCCTGCCTCTTTAATAAATGCATTCTATGATGCAGCGGCAGCGATGGATGAGAAAGGGGTCAGTACTGACGGGAGATTCGGGATTTTGAACCCTCGTCAATATTATGAATTGATCCAACAAGTTGGTGATAATGGTCTAGTTAACAGAGACTCACAAGGTACATCCCGTCAGAAGGGTAATGGCATTGTTGAGATTGCTGGTATCAAGATCTACAAATCAATGAACATTCCGTTCTTAAGTAATTACGGTACTAAGTACACACCTGCTTCAGGTAATGACAATACTGTAGATACTGACGTGGCAGATCCTGGTAACACAGGAACCTTCGTTGCAGAAGGAATGGAAGATGCTCGTAACTCTGTTACAGGTATCAACAACGAATACGGTCAAGCATCTAACTTTGCTAACTCATGTGGCATCATCGGACAGCGTGAAGCTGCTGGTGTTGTTGAAGCAATCGGACCTCAAGTTCAAGTAACTAAGGGAGATGTTTCCGTGATTTATCAGGGTGATGTAATCCTTGGACGTTTAGCAATGGGTACAGATTATGTAAACCCTGCAGCTTGCGTAGAGCTTTTCGCTGGTACAGCTACAAAACCAGCAGCATTCTAAATATGCTTATACAAGGGAGTCATTACGGCTCCCTTTTTTTTATTTATATAACTTAATTATGGCATTCCCTACCACTAACGCTGCTCAAGAATTACCAGCTATCAATCAAATACTGATGTCTTGTGGTCAGGCTCCAGTAACCACTTTAGATGAAACCAACCCAGACGTTGCGATTGCTTATCAAACACTTTTAGAAGTTAGTAGAGAAATCCAAAGTGAAGGCTGGACCTTTAATAAGGAGCCGCATTATGTGATGACACCAGATACAAATAACCACATAGTAATACCAAATAATGTTTTACAGATAGACCTTTCTAACAATGGAACTAATGCTTCTAAGAATGCAATTAGGAGAGGCGGTAAACTTTATGACAAAGAGAACCATACAAATGAATGGACAGATGGTCCAGTAGATTGTGACATACTTTGGCTGTTTGACTGGGTAGACTTACCTCGTCCAATCCAAGACTACATAACTGCTAGAGCCGCTGCTGTTACATGCAGCAGAATCGTGGGAGAAGAGAATTTATATACAATGCTCCAACAGAAGGAGTCATACATGAGAGCAATGGCTCTTGAGTATGAATGTAACCAAGGTGATTACTCTTACTTTGGTAAGCCCGATGGTGCAGAACCATACATAAGCTATGAACCTTACAAAGCACTTTCAAGATAATGGTCGCAATTACTCAAAAAGTTAGTAATTATTTAGGAGGAGTATCTAGTCAATCAGATGATAAGAAACTTCCAGGACAGGTTAGAGAATGTTTAAATGGTTATCCTGACCCAACATTTGGTTTAACAAAAAGACCTGGATTTAAGTTTACTAGTCAGCTAAAGAATACAAGTGGAACTGTTTTCACTAACCAACTAGATAACGCTAAATGGTTCTATATCCACAGAGATGGATCAGAAAAATACATAGGATGTATCACACCGTATGCAAACTCAACACTGGGTAACCTTTATGTTTGGAATGCAGATACAGGAGTAGCTTGTACAATCACATATGGAAGTAATGCTCAGAATTATTTAACTGGGATACGTACTAATTATGATGTTTTAACAGTACAAGATACAACAATAATAACTAATAATTCTAAGACAGTTGCTGCTCAAGCAGCCCCAACATTTATTCCAAAAACTAGAGCTACTTTAATTTTAAATGGAGAACCATCTTCTGGAGAAGTTTATACAGTAGTCATTAATGATGGATCAACTGATCATACAATCACAGCTACTGCTGGTGCTTCAGAGACCTACGATACATTACTTTCAACTCTAAAAACTAGTATTCAAAATAAAGGTATTAGTGGTATCACTTCAAATGATGTACGTATTTATGATAACTCAATACAGATAGATCGTATTGTCAGTGGAACTAGAACAGCATTTTCAATAACCTCAAAAGGTGGTCTACAAAATAGTGAATTATTTGTATTCCAAGATTGGGCTGAGAATGTTTCTAGCTTACCTCCTCAATCATTCCATAACCATGTTGTACAGATCATCAACACAGCTTCCATAGCTGAAGATAATTACTTTGCTAAGTTTGTAGCTGATGATGGAGTACTTGGTAGAGGGTATTGGGAAGAAAGTATTGACCCACAGGTTTCGCCTGGACTAGATGCGGCAACAATGCCCCATGAGCTAGTTAACACAGGGACTAATGCTTTTACTTTAAAACAAATTACATGGACTAACAGACTAGCTGGAGATGATTTAACTAATCCTCAACCTAGCTTTGTTACTAAGAAGATTGAGCAGTCTTTCTTCCATAATAACCGTCTTGGATTCTTATCAGGAGACAGCGTTATTATGAGTCAGTCTGGTGAGTACTATAACTTCTATCATATAACTGCAAGAACAATAAGTTCAGCTGACCCTATTGATTTAAGTTGTTCAACTATACGTCCAGCTGCATTACATAGTGTCCTACCTACTACTCAGGGTTTAGTTCTATTTGCAAGTAACCAACAGTTTATGTTGTATGCAGAAGGAGGTATACTTACCCCTCAAACTGCACTGATTAAGACCATTTCTAACATGGAAATGGATACAACTATTGACCCAGTAGATATAGGAACACACATTAACTTCATAAGTAAGACTCCAAACTATACCAGAGTCTTTTCTTACCTAACTAGAGGACAGGAAGAGAACCCACAGGTCTTAGATATAGGAAGGATAGTTAATGAGTGGGTTCCAGCAAACATTGATACTTTAATAGCAAGTCCACAGAATCAGTTCTTGGCCATGTCAAGTCAGAGTTCAGACTATATCTATATATTCCGTACCTACAATGATGGTAAAGAGCAGTTAATGCAGTCATGGTTTAACTGGAAATTAGCTGGCACAGTCCAGACGATTGCTGTTGACTCTGATGATATGTTTGCTGTTACCAAACAGGGAAGCAACTATACTTTATCTATTGCTAACTTATCTCAAAGCCCAGAACAGGCTATTATTGTTAACAACCAAGGTCAACGAGTTAACCCCTGCATAGATTTATATTCAACTGCCACCAACGGATTAACAGGTAACAACTTAAAAACAGTAGTTTATGATGCTACTAATGATTTATCTAAATGTTATCTACCATATACCGACGTAACCACATTGACACCTGTCCTTGTAATCGCCGGTAGTACGGCTGCAGGTAACTTTGTTGAGTCTGGATTTACAATCACACCTGAAAGAGGTTCCGACTCTTCTGGAGCCTATTTTATAGTGCCTAGAAAGAACCTTGAGAGTCAGGCTAGTAACGTAATTGTAGGCTTCAAGTATGACTTAAATGTTGAACTACCTAAAACCTATTTCTACTTAGATGAGAAGGGGGTTTCTACTGACTATACAGCTACTTTGACTGTAGCCCGTATGAAGTTTGCAGTAGGTCTATCTGGAGTTATGTCCTTTAAATTAAAAACTACTGGACGTTTATCTTACAGTAAAACCTTTACGGGAGATGACTCAACTACAAACTTTGAATGGCTACAATCAGAATTAGATTATATAGATAAGGATCAGGTTAAAGTCAAAGTAAATAATGTACTAAAAACACTTGGTACTGATTACACATTTCCAACTGCTACTAAAATAACATTCAACTCTGCTCCAGATATTGGAGATACTATTCTTGTCTATATTGATGAATGGTATAACTTAAACCCAACGTCAGACGCTAATAATTATCTAGCTAATGATGTGCCGTTAAACGAAGACACAGTTTTTACAATACCGATCCATCAGAAAACTAAAAACTTTAGCTTACGAGTCTTTAATGACTCACCATTTCCCGTCTCTCTCAACTCGATGATGTGGGAAGGAAACTATTCACCGAGATATTATAGGAGGACTTAAATATGGCAGATCCAGTAACAACCGCAGTTGTAGTCGGGACTATTGCTAAAGGGATAGGTAGCATTTTTGGACGAAACGATGCTAAGAAAGCCAAGAGGGCAGAAGATAAGTTTCTTGATGAAAAAGAAGCTATTGATAAGATAGCCAAACAACAAGGGATAGATCGTCTACATGCGAGTAGAGCAGAAAAGATCAGAAACATTGATCTTCAAAAACGTAATTCAAGAGGTGCTGCTCTTTTTCAAGATAAGTTAAATAAGCAGAAGTATGACTACTCATTAAAAATACGTGATCATCAAATCCGTCAAAATGAAAGGAAGTACGAAAAGTCAGAGAAGCTATATGGACAAGCTATTGACCTT